ACAGGACGTATAATGAACTATCGAATAACAGAAACAAGCACTAATGATTACTCGATTGCAGAAATGGCACTTGAAATTGCTAAAGGAGGTGAGCGTTAATGTCTCAAATATTACAACCTATAGTTACAGGAAATAGTATTGTTGACTCTTGGTCTTTTAGTGTATCAGATAGCAATAACGAACTAGATAATAAACTCAAAGCTGTATTAACAGCTATGCAAGATTTGTCTAATGGTTCTACAACAGATCAATTAAGAGATGCAATTATTAGTGCATTATCATAAGGATATAATATGAGGATATTAAATAACGATGAGCTTGCCCGTATGTGGGGTGAATTAGAGCCTAAAATAAATAAGGCTTTAGAACACGGTACTGGGGAGAGCTCATCTTATGATTTATTTATAGAGTGTTTGAATAACAATGCACAATGTTGGGTGCATAAAGACGCAGTAGCTATTACTCGTTTTATAAATTACAATAAATATAAACAATTACAGATTATTACTGCTACAAGTAATGATTGGTTTAAAGATGGTTTTAAATGCTTAAAGGTATTTGAAGAATTTGCTAAGGAAACTAAATGTCGTAATATTGCTATCTGGGGACGCTCAGGTTGGAAAAGAGTATTAAAAGACTATAGTGAACCTTACACAATCCTAGTTAAGGAGTTATAAATGATCGATCAATTTGAAGACCTAATGGGCATTGTACATGAGCCTACAGGTAATGCTTTTATTGATAAAATAAAAAATAAAAATATATGTTACAAAGGCGGTGGCGGTACTACAACTACTTCTACTTCGGGTGTACCAAAAGAATTCAGGCCTTATGTTACTAGAGGTCTTGCAGATGCTGAAGCAGCAAGAGAATCAGGTGAACTTAGCTTTGTAGCTGGGCTTACTCCTGAACAAAAAGAATCACAAGAAATGCAACTTAATCTTGGTAGAGAAACGCTTCCAGGGATTGCAGAAGAATCTGCTGCAGCAAGAGGAGTATTAGGAGAAGCTTCTCGTGGTGAAGGAATTTTCGGTTCTGGTGCTTATGAAACAGTAGCTAACGATATGTCGGATAGACTTGCTTCTTTAGGTGATCAAGCAAGAGGAATGTCACAAACCCAATCTGCATTAGGTGGAGGTTTAGGTTCTGCCCGATCACAAGCAACAACTGAAAAAGCAGTAATGGATACTATGTTTGACGAAGTGAGCAAAGAAGTAGCTGCACAAAGAACAGGGCGTTCAGGTGCAGCACAAGATGTAATAGGCACAGGTGCTGACGTAGGCGCACAATACGGTTTAGGAGCTGCTGCAGTTGAAAGAGTAGGTAGTGCATTACAACAACAGGCACAAAAAGAAGGCGATACTACTTATCAAGGATTACAACGTTTCTTTGGATTATTAGGTTCACCAGCGGTAGGCTCTGAGACTACATCAACTCAAAGCGGAGGTGGTAAATAATGAACTATATGGAATTATTTAAAGATGATCCTATCGCTAAATCAGAAGTAGATGAACAACCATTAGCCCAAATAGATAGGCAAGCGCCTTTAGCTCAACCAGTGCAACAAGAACAATCAGCTAGCGGTATGCTCAAAGAAAAAGCGATGGAAATGGGAACAGATAAAGCTAGTGAATTTGGTATGGATAAACTTGCTTCTATGTTTGCAAAGCCTACAATGTCAAGCATAGCATCACCTTTAATGAAACAAGGTGCAGATGCAGCAATGGCTAATGCAGTAGCTAAAAATACGGTAGCAGGGGCTGGTGCAGGTGCTATGGGTGCATTAGGCACAGCAATGCCTTATATCGGTATGGGATTACTTGCTGGAAAGGCATTTGGTTTATTTAGTGATGGTGGTTATGTTGGACCATTATCAAGTGTAAAATATAAATATGGTGGCGGACCTGTTAAAGAAGAAGTCGAAATGAAATACGGTATGTGAGGTTAGTATGCATATAAAAAGTTTTACTCAAAAAGATAGATACGGAAATATGACTTCCGTAGAATTCTTTGAAGATCCTGGAATACCTTCTATTACTGTTATACCTGAATATGATCATCCTGGAGATCCTAAAGGTACTGACACAGTCCCTGCATGGTTAACTCCTGGAGAAAACGTAGTTAATGCAGAAGCATCTAGACTTCCTGGAAATCAAGAAATAATTGATAAGATGAATGAAGATGGAAGAGAAATACAACAGGCACAGGGTGGACCTATTCCTACGTATGCTAATGAAGGTAAGTTTATTGCAGCACCAAAACCTGATTGGTTAACTGAAGATTTAATTTATGCGTTAATGCTTGCAGAGTCTAGTGGTAATGCAGATGCTAAAAACCCTAGTAGTACAGCTACAGGATTAGCACAAATTTTAATAAACACTGCTGCAGATCCAGGATATAAGACTCAACCATTATCTCCTGAAGATAGAAAAGATCCTGTTAAAGCTAAACGATTTGTTGAGCAATACTTAAGTGGAATACAAGAAGCTTATCCTAAATTTACACCAGAACAAGTGATTACTGCATATCATGCTGGTCCAACAGGTATGAAAAAATATTTAGATGGTAAAGGAAAACTTCGTGAAGAATCACAAAATTATTACAATAGAGTATTAGGTCATCAAAAAGGACTTTCTAGTCTAAGAGAAAATAGTGGAATGATTCCGACTCTTACTAAAACTGGGATTGGATATAAAAGTATTGACCCTTCTCCTGAAGAAGAAATAGCTAAAGGTAATTTAATCCCAGTTGAAGAGTATTTAGGTATACCTAAAGAACAAGCACCACCTCCAGTAACCCCTGAAAGAGTGCAACAAGAAAAAGGGATGACAACATTTATGCAGTCATTATTACCAAGCCTAAAAGTACCTATGTATAAAGCAACGGGTACAGTTAGTACGGATGATGAGTTTGCAAGAGAAAGGGAAGAACAAAAAAGAATAGCACAAATGATTACTGCTAGTGGTGCAAATGTAGTAATGCCTGAAGGTGATGCTAATATTCTTAATCCAGAAGAACAACAAGAACAAATTCAAAATATAAATACGGCTAATATAGCTAAGCTATTTCCAGAACTTGATGAAGAAGATGCTCAAGCTAGTCTAGTTATTCCTCCACAAAAACCAGCATTAAGCACATTCCAAAGTGCCGATGGTCAAACAAGACCTGTTACTGAAACACCATTATCTCAAATACCCAGTTTAGGATTAGGGTATGACGAACTTATGGCAGAAAAAAGAATAGAACAAAAACAAGAAAGAAGAGCAGACGCTTTAGCAATAGCACAGGCTAATCAACCTAAAACACCATTATCTCAAATACCTAGTTTAGGATTAGGAGATTATAATCCTACTATTGCTGAAGGAAAACAATTTGATTCTGATGTAATAATTCCTGCCCCTACAAAAGAACAATTAAATAAACTTAATCTAGATATAGAAATTCCTAAAGAAGAAACTCCAGAGTTATCTCCCATAGATCAAGTAATTTCAGATTACGAAAGCATGAGATCGCGTGGTCTTTCTAGTGGTAAAGCACCTTTAAATGATCCTGCTTTTCTTAAGCCCTGGAACGACTTAACTTTAGAAGAAAAAGAAAAGTACTTAAATTTTGTAAGTCCAGATAAATTAGGCATTTCACCTTTAAGAAGAAGTGTTAGTATTCCGACAGCAGAAAATACAACTTCTGAAGATGAAGCAAATAAAATATCAGAGTCTGTAGGTCAAGTTGATTTAAGTAACAAAGGAGAATTAACACCTTCTACAAAGTTAGGTACATTCCAAAGTGACGATGGTCAAACAAGACCTGAAAACACTCCACAACAAAAAGAAGCTTTAACTACTATAGCTGATAGAGCAGATAAAATTACACCTGAAGGCGAAGCAAGTATTCAAGCATTATTGAATAGTTTAAAGCCAAGTGAAAAAGATAAAGTTAATAAAATAGCTAGTAACGTGGGTGGCTGGTTTAAAGATGCATTTAGTGATTTATTTAGTGGACCTGAGTTAGCACGAATGGCATTGCTTTATGCAGGAAGTAGAGTTGCTGGCTATGATCATAATTCTTCACTTGGTTATTCGGCTAAACAATATCTTAAAAGAGTAGATGCACAAAATGCTCAATTCCAAAAAGATATTCGTGATGAAGATTATCAAGATTTTACTGAAGCGTCTCGCAAAGAGTTTGAAAAAACTAAAGATTATTCTGTATTAAGAAAGAAACCAGAAGCACCAGCAGGTATATCAGGTACATCAGGAACTAAATACGATACTTATAAAGGAACTATTGTACAAGTTTATACTGTAGGCGAAGGCGCAAATAAGCGTTTAGTTGTTAATGATAATGGTACACTTATACCAGCTACATCTAGTCGTTTTGAAGTTGTACAACCTGAAACACACAATTTAGCAAAGGTTACAGATAGATTTAACACTGCATTACAAGCCAAAGCTGATGAAATTAATAAAACAAGAACTAAAGAGAAAGAACCACTTATTGACTTTGCAACTCAAGAACTTGCTCAAGAGTCTGCTAATTTTTATAATGCAACACGTCAATTATTTAGAATGAATGTAAACACTTCTCAGCGTCTTCGTTCAGAAATACTTGGAGCACAAGCTGATTATTTAGAAGCTATGGCTAAAGGTGAAAATCCGTCTAGCATAGAAGGTTTCTACAATAAAAGAATTATTAGTCTTAAAACAGGTAAAGCAATTAGCTTTAACGATATAAAAAATACTGATGCTGAAAAGTTTAGCCAAGTAGATCAATCAATAATGACGTTAGCTAGAAATCAAGCAGTAGATGAAAATAAAGATGCAGGTAAATTGTATAGAGAATTTTGGGAAAAAGCAAAATCTGATTGGAATAAAATAGAAGATAAAAAAAGTTATTCTAAGGCAAGCTATACAGATGGTTATGATCCTTTTGTAATGTGGGTTAGAGATGTTATACTCGAAGTACCCGAAGCAGTAGCGTTATCACCTGATGAAAATTAATTTATACTTAATAAAAGGTAGGGAGGCAACTCCTTACTTTATTTTTAAAGGAGCATTGAATGGAAACTTTCCGTAATAACGATAACGAGTCTTTTCTTGTAATAGATGGCGATACTATTGCTAATACTAAGGGAGAACGTTTACGTATTGGAAACATTAATGCCAGAGAGATAGATAAGATTATTGAAAAAGATGGCGGTTTTGAATTTAAAGAAGGTCAAGTAGGTGGTGACGCACAAGCCGCAGCTATAACTAGAATAATCAAAGAAGGTGGTTTTACAAACGTTGAATATTCAAATAATTATGATGAATTTGATCGTCAAATTATTAATCTTATTAACAATAAGGGTGAAAATTTAGAAACAAAATTAGTAGCTTCGGGTGTAACCGAGGTAAGTCCTTATACTTCAGAAGAAGCTATTATAGCTAAGCGAGAACAAGAACTATATGAAGCTGCTTTAGGTAAAGAAGATGATTTAGCTAATAGATTAGGCGATGAAATAAATCAACAAATTGCCAGTGAAGGCTTGTTGTATAAAACAAAAGCAATTAATGAAAGATATTATGATCCTGAAATACATTCAGGAGTCCAGTTTAGAGATCCAAATCGTACAATAGATAACAAAGCAATAGGTATTTCAGGTCAAGTTGCCACTGCATGGGATCAAGGTTGGGATGGTGTTAAAGAAGGACTATGGGGCTATCTTGATGCAATAGGACAAACAACAAATATTGAAATGTTTGAAAACCTAGGTGAAGCAGGAGTACGTGCTGCTAGAGATAGAATGTCAAATGCGCCTGAGATTATATTAGATTATAAAGAAATTGATAATGTATGGGATGCTTTTAGTTGGACAATGAATAATGCAGTAATGTCTGCTCCTTATCTTGTAGCAACTTTTGGTGCAGCGGCAGCAGCCGTTCCTGCAACAATTGTAGGTGGTCCTGTGTTAGGTGGAGCAACTGCTTTAGCTCCTATTTCAGCAATATATGCTGGTCATACTTGGAATGAGATGGAAGGTGAAAAAGGTATTCCGCAATTTTTATCTGCAACTGCAGCTGGTGTAGCTGCGGCTTCCGTAGAAAGACTTGGTATGAAAGCATTAATAAGTCCTACAGACATATTATCTAAACAAGGTTTAAATAAACTAATTAATGTTTACGCTAACAAAAACAATATATCAGTAGATAAAGCAAAAGAAATTGTAGTTAAAACAGTTAGTCAAGAACAAGCATCTATGGCACGATCTTTACTTAGAATGAAACCCTCTGACATTGCTAACTTTACAGGCATGGGTGTAGTTAAAGCAGCAGGCATTGGTGCATTAACTGAAAGTGGAACTGAAGTAATACAAGAAGGTATACAAGCAGCGACTGCTGGTTTAATGTCTGATAAAGATTACACTAAGGATGAACTAGTTAATCGTTTTATTAATGCAGGTCTTGCAGGTGGTGTACTTGGATCTGGCTTTTCTACAGCAGGAAATGTATATAACCAAGGTAAAAATACACTTTTAAAATCTGATTTAGCGAATGCAAGAACAGATAGGTATAGAATAATTGAACAAGCTAGAATAAGAGACTCTCAAGCTAGCAACACTACATCTAGAAAACCTTCAACTGTAGAAAAAAATATTGACAGCGTTGATAATGAAGTTGAAAAACTTGGTTACGATTATGATAGTAATATAAATCACTTTTCTAATGAAGCACAAATTCACGAGAATGAAAAAAGAGGATTTAAAAATATTATTAAAAATAATGAAGATGTTGCCGATTATATATCAACTATAACTAGTGGATTTGGAAAGTTATTTAAAGCAGCTGAATCATCTGCAATTGATTTTAATAAATTAGTTCAAAGTAAAATTGGATTAGATATTTTTTCCCGTATCGGACAAGTGACAACAGGTGTTTATCATGCTGGTCAAAATTTTAAACAATATAATGATCAACTTATTTCTGATTTTAAATCTTATGTTGATGAAACAGCAATTGCTAAATCTTTCGGTGAAAAAAATCTTAACTCTAAAAACGCTGTTACTATCTCTAAAAAGTTAAGAGAGTTTGGACGTAATGGTGGTTTTGAAAATTATGAATTAATGATTTTACAACAACAAGGTGCATTTGATTTAGCAGATAGCTATATTAAAGGAGACCGCAGTACAGATATTATAGAAGAATTAAGAAATTTAAATTTAACGACTGATAGTGAAATAAGAGAATATTATACTAGAGCTAAAAAATTTGCTAATGGTGTAGTACCTCTTGAAGCATTAGGTGTGTCTAGTGTTATTGAAGCAAATTCCTTATATGCTGCCTCAAAACAAATTAAAAATTCTTATGACGTAGCATATAATGCTATCAATGAAGAGTATGAAAAAGCTAATAAAGGTAAAACAATTCCTTATAGAAGTGACTATTGGTGGAGACATCAAGGCTTTGATCATGTTAAAGTTAGAAAAAACCCTGCAAAATTTAAGAAGTGGTTAGCTAATATTGACCCTACACTCGATGTAGAAACGATATATCAAAATATAGCTAATCGTGGAGCGCACGGAGCACAAGGGGACTTCTCTTTAGTTGGTGGAGTTAAATGGAGACCTTGGTCTTTTAACCCCATGGCTGCAAATATAACTGATGCTAAAGATTTTTCGGATTGGTCTAATGATAATTTGTTTGAATCATTAAATAAAACTCAAATTGAAGCAGCTAAATATAATTCAACTACTAGATATTTCGGAGAAGGCGGTTCTAAATTATCTAAACTATTTCAAGATCTTAGAGAAGAAAAAGTTTTAACTGAAGAAGAGATTCAAAAATTTGCTTGGTACACTAAAGCAATTATTGATAGTTCTCACGGTAACTTTAGAAGAATAAAAGATCCACGTTGGGCTGCAGTAAATAACTTTTTAACTTCATGGTCTATATTTGCAGGCTTACCATTGTCTACTATTTCTTCTATTCCAGAAACTGCTATGATTTATTTTAAGGTAAAGGATAGCGATGAATGGAAACAAGCAAATAAAAGATTTATACAAGAGCTTACTGGTGCATGGGATAAAGCTTTAAAAGCAGAAGTAAATATTGCTAAAAAACAATTAGAGTTATCTGGTCTTTCAGAAGATCAAAACACAGTTGTTGATAGATTAGCTACAGGTGAACGTGATGTTTCTTATATTAAAGCACATGAAGCATTTTTTAGAACAGTAGGTATTAAACAATTTACACAATGGCAAAGAAGAATGAATTCAGCATTTGCTGTTGATACAGTTAAGTCAGGAATGAATCGCTTAGAATATGCGCCTAAGAAAAAATCAATTGATTCTGATAAAGAAGTATTTGATTTAGATAATTTTAATGAAGTTGAAATGCGAACTTATTTAGATCTTAGCGATTTAGGTATCGAAGTTCAGTCTTTATATGATTATTTTACTGAAGTAGATGAAATTTATCGTGATAAATTATTTGATATAACAGATAATCGTTCTATAGACGCTAATTTAGATGAGTATATTAGGTCGCCTACAACAAGAGAAACTGCAACTAGACAGCTTGCAAGGAAAGAAAAACTTAAAGGCGAACCATTACTTGAAAGAGCAATGGAAATACAAGAAGAAATAAATGAACAAATACAAACTGCTATTTATAGATTTGTAAATGAGCGTATTCAAAATCCGCAAGCAGCTAATCGTCCTTTGTTTTTTCAAGATCCTCATTATCAATTGTTTACCCAGTTTAACGGTTTTATTAGTACATTTACAGCTAATATAATCCCTAAACTCTGGCGTGATCAATTAGCAAAAGGTAATCCTAAAGTTAAATATGATACTTTTGCATTAGTCATAATGATGTTAGCATTAGGCGGTGCTTCTCAGTATATTAAAGATTTAATTAAATTTGGACAATCGAGTCCCTATTTAAATGAAGTAGGTTATATACAGAGAGCATTATATTCTTCTGGTGTTATCGGACAATATGAGAGAGTAGTAGATTTAGCTCATCCCCTCTATCCGCAAAGAGGAGACGGACTAGAATGGATGTTTAATACACTATTAGGAGAAGCTGGTCCTTCTGCTAGGAATATTGAAACAATATTTACAGCGACAGGACAGGCGTTATCAGGAGAAACTGAACGAGCAGTAGCCAATGCAGGTAAAGTACTACCTGGAATTGGTCCTATTACTTCTCTTCGTAGATCTTTAGCTGATATAACACACTTAGAAAACCCCCTTAAAGGGGTAGAATTGCCTGATTCAGATGATGTAATCAGCGTATTACTAAAATAATTCAACGGTTAGTCTTCCTAAGAGGCTAACCTCCCTTGGAGAAAATTAATGGGTAAATTTAGTCAAACAATAGCGAATGCAAAACGAGCTAAAGCTCCAACAATGTCACCTCAAGCGGTGGCTTTAGAACAAGAACAAAGAAAAATTACACAAGCGGAAGAAACTTCTCCTGCTATTTTAGAGACCCCTGTTGAACAGTTAGGTGTTACTCGAACACAAGCTCCTCCCGAAGAAACAGAAGGAGTACTTTCAACACCACAAATAGCTCCTAGCCAAATGGAACAAACAGAAGAATTAGTTCAAGCTTCAAAGAGTATAGCTCCTATAGCTAGGGAAGTCTCTAAGCGAGGAATTACTAATTTAGAAGGAGAAACTGATTTTAGCCCTGCTGCGGCACAAGCTGCAGTAACCGAAGAATTAAAGTCTCAGTATGAAGCTGCGCCTATTTATGCACAAGATTCAGATGAAGATTTTTTTGATTATAGAAGTACAGATCAATTAAAAAAACGATTTGAAAATGTAACATCTACTCGCGATGCTTTAATGAATGTAGTAAATACAGGCTTTGAATTAAGAGAAAGATTAGATGACTCTTTCAGATTAGCTTTGAATGATACAACAGATACTGCACAAAGTGTAAAAAATATTTTAGTAAAAAATGATTTATTAGATACAACTACAAATCAATTACAACCTAAAGTAGCTAACGCATTAACTATTCAGCTTATTGAATCTATACAAGATCACATTAATAAACGCGATGATCGTGCAACTGGTAATTATAATTCTACAATGTCAGAAATGGTTTCCTTGTTTGATGTTGATGAGCCTGCTAAAATACAAGGACAAATACTTAATCCTGAGTATACAAGAGGTAAATTAGCTAGAGGTGTAATAGGAAAATTAGTACAAGCACCTACTCAAGAAGGGCAAGTAGTTAGTGGTTATGGTAATGCAGGAGTTACATTAGATCCTGAATCAGCCGATTATTTAGACACGCTTATGTGGAACGCTGTTAAAGAAATGGGTTTTCTTGAGTATAATACTGACGGACAAAGTGAATTTTATAAGATGTCAGAAGGGGCTGAAAATTTTTTTAATAATACTAGAGAATTATTAACTGATATACAACCTGAAAATAGAATAGATGTATCATCTACACCAACAATTGAAGGTCAATCTTTACCTGGGTTAGAAAGACTTAAAGGACGTTCAGCTGGTCCCGTGTCTCAAAAGTCTAAGCTAGATGAAAATATGGTAATTGAAAATCAAGTTAAAAATAATCTTGGTCGTATGCCATTGCGTATTTCTACAGATCGTTATGCCTTTGCTATGCAAGTAGTTGCTTCTGTAATACAAGTAGCAGAAGATGGTAAAACAATTACAGGATTAGCAAAACAATCGGATAGAGGTTTTTTCTCAACTGAGCCATGGGCATCAATGATAGGTCTTGACGAAAAAAAATGGACAAAAGCATATAGCCGTGGATTAAAAACTCATAATGGTAATGAAGCATTAGCAACTGAACAAGCAGATCGTGTAGTTAGAAGAGAAGCTAAAAAAATATTTCAAACTATGATAGATGGAGATAATAAAGCTAACAAAGTCTTTTATAATAAATGGTTTCATGCGTCATCAGTAGGTCGCTATTTTGTTAGAAACACAATGCTTAATTACCAAGACAGTAAGCTTGTAAGAAATTTTTTAAGTAATGCTAAACGGACTCCTCTTAATTTAAATAATAGTACAGATAAAAATTCAAAAATATTATCTAATTGGAAATATATTATTGGTAAAAATCTTTTAACTCCAGAAGAAGTTAATCTAAAAGACAGAACAGGTGCGTTTGTTAGAACAGAAGACATGACTTGGAATGCAGTTATGAGAGCCTCTGAAAAAGTAATTAATGATCCTTTAAATAAAACCTATCAAAAATGGTATGCTACAGGCGATAAACTCAGAACAATAAAAGATAGCGACTATATTAATATTGAGGCTTTAAATGAATTAGTTGGCCCTGATTTTATATCAGAGTTTCAAGACCCTGCAGAATGGGGTTACAAATTACAATCATTAATTGATTTTGCAAACTTTATAGATGCTAAAAAGAAAGCAAAAACAAATCCAGATTCTATTGCATTATTTGAACCCCAAGCTCAAACTCAACATGACGGTAAACAAAACGGAATTGCAATACAAGCAATGCAACTTGGTGATGTAGATTTATTAGCTGCAGTAGGTACTATTTATAATCCTGAAGAAGGCGTAGTAATTCCTGAAGGTGATATCCGTAGAAAATATATAATGGAAATGTCATCTTCTATTAAAAAAACTTTTACACAAAGTCCAGAAAAAGTAGATCTATGGTTATCTGTAATTGACGGTATTGACAAAAACGAAGATAGAAAAGCAATTACTAGATTGATATCTAGAACGCCTTTACTGGAAGTCTCTTATGGTAAAGACCCCTCTTATAATCATGAAACTGTAATTGAATTTTTAAGAGGAAAATACGGTTACATTATTCGTGATGCTATACGTACAAGCGATGTGCTTGATTACGAAAATGAAAATCGATTGATTGAAGATTTTAATTCATTAATTAAAACAACGTTAACGGACACTTTAAACACAAAACATCAAAAAACACTTCAAAGCATGGGACTATTATGGTCTATGATGGGTAAAACACCTTATTATAAAGGACCGCTTGGTACTACTATTTTTTTAGGCTCAACTGAATTTACAAAAACGGGAGTTACAGTACCTATCCCTACCCCCGAAGGCACTATATTTAAAGATATAAAAATAAGTAAACCCACAGGGAGTAAAAGATCTAAAAGTAAAAAGATATTAAATAAAGAGACGGGTTGGTGGGAAACTGCGAAGCCTTCTAGATATGGACAAGAAGTTTCAAATCAATTGCCTGTTATTTCTATTCAACAAATTGATGCTGCTATTATGGCAAAAACAATTAATGATATTAATAATAACAGAAAGGAATCTCTTTTTATGTTACCCGTTCATGATGCGATTATTACAGACGCATCTAGTGTAGATGAATATCATGCAAGGATTAATAAAAATTTTGTAGAAGTAAATAAAAATTATAATTTAGCAAATAATATTTTAAACGGTTATAATGAAGCTAAAAGCATTTTTCAGAATACAACTAATCCGAATGGAACTTATTTAATATCTGAGGATAGTCCTTACCGCGCAATCCATACTTATTTAATTCAAAAGATAGAACAACAAAAAGAAAAATCAGGCAAGATAGTTGCACCATTAACAGGCCAAAGAGGTTTAAGAAAAGGAAAACTAGATGAGCTGATAGCTACTATTAAATTAAATAATTGGACTGAAGATGGAGGTAATGTAACAGGTAATAATCTATTAACTATTTTTAAAGCAATTGAGAATTACGAACGACTTAAACCTAATTTTAATGAATGGAAAAGACTTTCAGAAATTGGAAAGAAGAACGCATTAAAAGAATTAGCTGAATTAATTTATGAGTATAATTAGGAGGACAATTATATGGAAAAGAAGAGCTATAATAGATTAGCATTACAAGGCGTTGATGTTGATGACATGGAATTTGTAAAGGAATTTGAATTAAATCCTCAATTAGCATATACACCTGCAATTAATGATGCGTTATTAGATAAAATGTATCAAAAAAATATTCAATATTATGTTAATGATGGTATTCCTTTGAGAGAAGCTAAGTCAAAGGCTGGACGATTAAAAGCACAAGCAAAAAAAGATATTACTGCTTTGTTGTAAAAAAAAAATAACCCCACAGGGAATCCTATATGGAAACCTTGTGGGGTTTTTTTTATTTAACAAAACAAGTAATCAGAATTAATAACTTCAGATATTTGCAATACGCCAATTGTAGGAGGGAGTATATTAATACCTTTTCCGAAGGGAATAGTATCATAAAAGTTTTCTTTATCATATAACGTGATAAACTTTTCTCTAGTATCTACCATGAGACGTTCTGTTTCCGTAGCGTAACTACTAAACGAATCATGAACTGCACCAAAGTCGCTATCCCACTCTGCAATCACTAATGCCATATGACTAGCATCCATGCTATGAACAAAGTTAGGGCTGATACCACACATGAATCCTCTTCTATCAGGGATATCAGTCTTTTCTCTAAGTACGTGTTTAAATCTTATTTCTCCTTGCGGAGTATTAAATCCGTAGCAATCTACCTTAACAGGTCTAGTACGATAACACTCATATATAACAGGAAATCCAGATGGTGTTTCCCATTCTATAGCGTGGCCTCTATCCGTACCGTACAATCCTCTCCAATTAAGTATCTCTTGATCAGCTAATTGTTGAAGATATTTCATAGTAGTTAATGGTCCTGGGCAGACTTCTTCAATTGCTTTTATTATTTGACCGCTAAGATCTATACAGTCTTGTTCGGAAATATTATATAAATTAGTATAACCATATTGATAACAATCGCTATACATTGATTCAGCCATTTTCTTTTGACCACAGCTGTAAGCACGAGTCATAGCAGCTCGCTTAGCAATTCCTTTTCTAATATGCTTCATTGGTATTTCTCTTTCTTCGAACCAATCAGGCATACGTTCAGTAAGTCGTTTAGCTATCTGTACATAAAAATCATTTTGCACTTTTCTAGGTATAAGACCTACTAATAGTCCTGTCTTCTCGTCTTTAGACATTGCACCAAGGTGTTGCCAACCGTTATTAGCCCCATCAATAGGTAAAGGAAGATGAGTATAAAAGTCAAGATCATCTTGTTGAGCCTTATAGTAGTTATACCACTCAATACAACAAGCTAGAAAAGAAATTTCTTTTTCTGCTTCTTTACTTATTATTTTCATTTCACCTAATTCAAGAATTTCTTCTAGGTGTTGTTGAGTCCACATTGCTCTGTCTTCTAATGTCATTTTATCTACTGAGATAGTATCTAAGCCTTCTTCTTCTAAGATACTTTTGTAATCAGTTGTAACCCAATTAGGTATTTCTTCTATATGATAAGAACGATTGTAACAACAAGCAGTATGAACGGCTAACCAGAAATTAGCAGATTCATTAAACAGTTTACCTTCTGAAAAGAGTAATTGTCCTCTTGCCATGTCTGATCCTTGGAAGTTAAAGAAAGGTTCTGAGTAATATAATCTTCCTCTATAATCAGCGTCAATATAAAAGTAAAAATCTTTAGACAGCCATTTAGCTGCAGTAGCCATTATCTCTTTTACTTCTCTGTTTTTTGAAGCTTGACGTTGATATAGCTTATCATTCTCTTTCTTATCATCTCCAGAAAACTTTTCAGTCTTAATAAACATAGAATAGTTATCTAGAATTGCTTGATGTACTTCATTATTAACCTTAAATCGAGTTGCTTGAAGTTTATTTATTGCCTTTACAAATGGTTTATCTTTATATTTAATAAACAAATGCTCTTTAGATTTGTCCCATGTTTTAATAACAGGCTTTCCATTATCTTGAAACAAAGAAGTAATAATAGGAATAGCTGTTTCACTAATACAATTAGTTTTACCAGCAATTACTTCCATCTCACCCCATTTATCAGTAGCGTGTATAGTAACTGGCTTACGACTCTTAATATGACCCACAGATATTGTTAAGTAATTACACATAACAAAGCCTTCAATAATTAAATCACCTACTCTAACATGGTCTCTAAAGTTAACATTGTTACTGTCCCAACCTTCAACTATATATTTACCTATAGCCATTGAAGTTTGAGTAATAGGCGTTTCACCCTCTGTTTTACTACGTTTAAAGCAACGTTGTATATATTTTCTGGCATAGCTTATCATATCATCTACTAAGAAATCAAGCATATCTACACCATCAGTGTCAATCATTCGCATTATTTGAATATTACGTCTAGGTTTTACACCTAGATCCTCACTACGGATTCTCGTTAAGAGATATTGTTTTATGTCCTGCATCATTTCTCTTTCTAATATCTACACCCCAAGTTGGGGCTGGTGGGTTGTGTAATGTTTGAATATCGCAAGTTATTGGATTGTAATTTGTTTTAATCCCGACTAGAATCTCATAATTTTCGACAGGGAATATTTCTTTTATTTGATCTAATTCTTCTCTTGTGCATTCAACCCATGCAACATAATTAGGATCATGTTTTAATTGTTTAAAATTGACTTGCATAACCTAATCAAGTTCCTTTCTTTTAATATTTGATATGCATCCATATATTTTTCAGATGCTTGTTTAATAATTACTTCAGATATACCTGATTGTAATATAAGTTTAGTACACTCCATACAAGGAGAAGTAGTTGTATATAGTGTAGCCCCCTCTCCATTACCATTTGTTTTTGCTAGCTTACAAATAGCATTAGATTCAGCATGGATTACATAAGGTAGTGTAGCTCCATTAGCGGCTTTACATTCATTATCAAAACCGCTAGGTGTACCATTCCAACCCATTGAAATAATATTACCTTCTTTGACAATAACTGCTCCTACTTTAAGATCACTATCATAAGACATCTCTGATACACGAGAAGCAATATCCATATATAATTCATCATAACGTTCTTCTTTAAATGTCATTTAATAAACTCTCTATTTTATTTTGACGCATTATAGCTTGACTTCTATATTTATTACGTTCTTTAGTTAACTCCTCTATTTGTTTAAGTAGATCTTTATTTTTAGCTACGGCATCATTTAACGAATAGTTTACTTCTGCCCATTGCTCATAACTTATTGAATAGCTTCCCATTATACCACCTCAAAATCAATAGTTTTATTATCAAAATAAGTTAGTCTAGTCGTGTCATGATTATACTTTGCGTTTCCAGCGGGACCAGTTCTACCTGTAAACCTACTCTTAAGCACGATGAAATTAATTGTGTTTCTAATCTCTTCGTTTTCATTCGCCATGTCTCTAGCGAATCCAATGATATCGAATGATATTTGTTTGATTGAACCAGAACCTTTGATATCATCCATGCTAGGTAGTTTGCCTTGTTCAAAAGTCGATCCCCCACCTTGAACTTTACGTAGGTGAGAGATAATTCCAAGCCAAATATTATGCTTCTTAGTAAGCTTAAGGAGATCTGACATGACTTTATCGATAGCTTCGTTACCAGTGTAACCTTCGGCTCCTTCAGATACCGCGATTGTAATATGGTCAAGGATAAGGTACTTACACCCCATAAGAGCCATATACTCGATCTTATCAATGAGAGACTCATCCCCAACAGAACCCTGATGATCCAACAATATAAGTTGTTCAGTACCAAATATAGCACGAGAAGCTTCCTCCTGTTCTTCAAGAGACACTTCGTACTCTTGTAGATTACGTTGTAATTTCATTTGAATAAACTTTTCTGCTGTATCACCGACAGATTCTTCAAGTGAAATCATACCTATTTTATCTTCAGATTTATTAAGGATATCTAAAACAATTTCTTTAATTACTGTAGATTTACCGCTACCAGTACCGCTAGTAAATAAAGTTATCTCACCAAAACGCATACCATTAGTTTTCTCATTTATCCCTTTTAAACAATCAGGATAAGCGATAGATTCTGTAGATCGTCTAGCTAAATATTGTTCCCATACAGGCTCATGACCTACAATAATGCCTGCAGGACTATAAGGTTGTGCATCCCATATAGCACGCATCACTCCGTCCTTACCTGTAGCTATATACAATTCGCAAGGATCTTTAGCAGCACTCACTGCAATCTTTACTTTGTCTATGCCAATAATATTAGCAGCTTCTTTAATTGCTTTCTTTCCAGCATTATCATTATCAAAGAATAGTACTACCTCTTCGAATGACCGAATCCAAGTACGATCATTAAGTAAACTCTTTAAATTACTAGCACTAGCAATGCTAACAACAGGATAGATTTTATTATAATGATCAAGAGACGCTTGTGCAACTGCCATTGCATCAAATTCTCCTTCCGTGATGACGAGACGCTTACCGCCAGCTCCAAAGCTTTTGCTACCAAAAGTCCTGACATTTTTAAAGTCTCCTACTGTACTAAATCGTTTGGGTAAAGCTCTAGTTTTATATGCAACTAGTTCTTCATCTTTATAATATGGATAATGATATGCAGTAATATTACGTTCACTATCATAGCTAACTCGAACACCATAGTGTTCTGCTATTGTTTTAGTAATTCTCCTGTCTCGACAACCACGAGCATCACCTGTATTACTCTTAAACATTTCGATATTAAATTCAGTATTATCTAGAGGCATTTCCTCTTCCTTTCCTATTTCTTTTTCATAATAATTACAAACAAAACAATACCCATGGCCATCATCATATATTGTAAAGCCATCTGATGACGGACAAGTAGGGCATTTAGTTTTACCTATTTCTTTACTTTCCGTAAATTCTTTTTTCTTTAGCATAACGAGCTTCCTTTCTGCGATGCCTAGCTCTGTTTGATTTATTTATTTTTTCTGCCTTTTGATTTTTATTATTAAATATATCTATTAAATCTTCATCCCAATCCTTTTCGGTAACTTCATTTTTCTTTGAGGGGATTATCGTATGCTTACGAATATCATTATAGTAAGGATTACGCATATTCTTCTGCGATCTCAATTTGTCTCTCCATATTTTTCATTGAAGGTTTAAATTTAATTTCATGAACCCATTTGTTATACCAACTATTAGAGCATAGCGCATGAGTTTTTAGTATCATAAAGGCTTCCATGTAGCTTAAGTCACCTTTCATTTCGCAAGAAAATAATATATTGAATATAAAATTTTCTTTACCTGCAGCTTTGATTTCATCGTTAAGCTCAAGAGAAGAACTAGTATATCCTTTCCAGCTCGTGTGTAGTGTTTTAACCCCAATGTATCGTTTAAGGTTTTTAGTATCTGTAATTATATATAAGAAACCATAATGCGATTCATCAAATGCTTCAGGGTTTATTATAGTCCAATGGCTTTCTACTTTGATATGACCCTTTACATCATCAGCAATTGTTGGTGTAATGCCATTAAGAAAATAAATAGTTAATGGACCTTTAAATCCTTTCTTTAATTTAAATCTATATTTATTTCTGCGTTTACAACGTATTTCACCATGTTCTTTTGTAATAATACCACACCAATTATTAGTATCGAATTGTGTAACACGTTCTACCTGAACGTTATGCCAACGCTCATGATTATTAAATCTTAAAGAAGTCATTATGTCTCCTTAAGATATGAATACCATTAGCAGTTTCCATTAGCTTATCTTTCCATTTATCTCTGCCATATTTAGCTCTATATGCAGATAAAACTCTAGCCTTACGTCTAGATTTAGGTACACCTGCAAGCATCTTTTCTGCTTTCTTTGGACCTATTTTAGGAAGCCCTGGAAGATTATCCGTAGGATCTCCTTTAAGCATTTGTAACCAGTAATGCAAGTCAGCACTGTCTTCATCTATCTCATAGAATTTTGAATGTTTAGGGTTATAATGTTTACCTGCAATACAATCTAAATCTTTATCAATATGAACTACAGTATGATTAATACCTTCTTCGCTTAACTCAATAGATTTTATTCTTACCATATCGTCAGCTTCCATTCCATCCGAAGGTATAGCTAATCCTTTGTCTATTATCGCCTGTGTTAAAGGACGAAACAAGCTGGCATCTTTCGGTGGATCTTTCCGATTAGCTTTATATTGTGGACATAACTTATAACGAAAGTTATCTTTACCTCCGCAATAAATAAATTGTTCATCAGACCACACAGGATCAACCCAGTTCTTTTGAAGTATAGCTTTATAATTTTCTAAGGCATCTTCAATAGTGTCTTGTTGCCATGCGGCTTGATAGATACAACTATCAACATCAATTACTGCTATCATTACTCATTCCTTTCTAGATAATCTGTCATGTAATCATTCCAATTACCTTTAAGTTCATTTTCTATTTCATTATAATAAGTAGCATTATCTAAATGAGATAGTAATTCATTTTTCCTATATCTCATATAGTCTCTGTATTCATTCCAATTTTCTGCTATGTACATATATTCTGAGGCTATCTCATAAAATTGATCTTCTAATTCCATAGCTAATCTTTTCATTTTTCCCATTGTACTTCCTTTCTAGTGTACATCTGCGTAACAATTACCAATAACACCATCACCATTCATACAAGTAACTCCAAAACGTTTAGGTGCTTCTCTAAAAGCTTCTATACAAATTTGTCTTACTCTTTCTGCATGAGCTTCATGTGCTACCCATGCCATTTCATCATGATAAAAGATAACTGGATAAGCATCTAACTTTTCAAGAGTTATGAGATTTGTAGCATAACTGATAGCTGCTTTACAAGTAATTGCTTCAGCTGATTGGAGTAAATAGTTTAAAGATTGATGAGCAGAGCTAACATAAACCCTACGACCATCCAAAGCAGGAATAAACGCATCCCCATACCCAGAACGAGTCTGGTTGTATATCTTATCCAGCTTTGCCTTAATCTGTCCGAGACCTGGAATTGCTGATTGATATTTTCGTTTGGAAGAATCCCCTGCTTTCGCATCAGGTTTACCTGTAAGTATAGTTCCCAGCTTTTTACCACCGCCACCAAACAGATAAGCATAAAGCCAACGTTTAGCATCACCTCTACTACTACCCAAGATGTTTGCATTATAAGAGTGTATATCTCCATTTGTTACTTCCTTAGTAAATTTGTCATCACCGATATAATGACACAAGGCTCGCATTTGATTTCCTGCTGAATCAGCTCCAACAATTCGGTAGCCTTCTTCTGCAATAAAGAGGGAACGCATTTCTCTTCCCCAAGCCGCTTCAACGCTTGGCAAATTGGTAATGACTTCATGTCTAGCTCTGAAGGTTGGCGTACCGATAACCCACATTCTTCCATGTAGCCTATTTCCCTTAACCTCTTTAAGCCATCCTTCGAGAATAGATTTTCTAGATCGCGTTGTATAATACTTATCGATGTCATATCCGATATCTCCTAATAAAGCTAATGAAGTAGAGGTAAGCTTTGGACTAGTTTTATGAAACTCATAACCTACTTTCTTATAGTTCCAGTCATCAGGTTTCCAGCCAATAGTATAAAGATACTCTTTAACTTCTTCCATGTTACCAAGCGTTACTTGTGTTTGATAACTACGTTGAAATTCTTTTTCAGGTTTCCAATCTTCTATAGAAGGCTCATAACCTAAATACTCTGTTAAAAGCCTTCGAGTAACAGCTGTAAAGTCTCCTTTCTTAGTATACTTAGCTGTTTTAGGTTGTTTATCTACCCATATAGTCATCTCAGGTAGTTTAGGATGAACACGAGATTCAATATCTTCTAACTCTTTAGACATTTCTGAGTGAAGAGATTTGGCTTTATCAATATCAAACAACCAGCCTTTGCTTCTAACTAGTTCTTCAAAGATTGCAGCATCATGTTCAACACGTAAGCCTTCTGCAATTAAAGGTTTAGTTTTTACTTGTAGTTTAAATTCTTCCATAAGCACATCAAATACTTTATGGTTTAAATCTACATCTCTAACACAATATGTTAGCATTTCTTTAGTGTACTTATCCCATTCATTAAATTCAAACTTAGAATAGCCAAGGGCTTCACCCCACGAACCTAATCCATGTTTATGTTTACGTTTATAGTTAAGTACTTGACTCATAATCCAAGTGTCATATAACTTCTTGTTAAATAAGTCATTTCCTGTTAATCTTTTAATAACAGATAAGTCATAACCAATAATATTATGGCCAATTAAAGCATCAGCGTTTTCTAATAAGCTATAACCGTTATCTAAAGATAAACAATTCTTATCATAATCAGAAAACTTATATAATGTATTAGTATCTACGTCTTTAGCTACAATACACCATATTTGTGTGGCTTCAATACCATCAGTTTCTATGTCGAATACTAATCGCATTCATTTTCCTTTCTATCTTCACACAATGGACATATAAATTCATAATTGTTTTTATAATCTAAAGGTGCAGTTGTGTATTCTACGTTACAAACAGAACACTTTTGTTTACTTATTTCTTGTTTTAAGAAATCAAATTGATTGTTCATAATCACATTTCCATTTAAATTCTACGTTTAGATCTTTAAAAATACTACCTATATCATTAGCCATTTGGTGTGATCTTTCTTTACATTCTTTTTCAGTGTGATATGGACCCCAGATATCTTCAAACTCTTGACATATGCCTGTTTCAATTACACACATTAATACTAAAGCTTTAAACATAATTTATTCATATACTTCATAGTACACATCTCCATTCTCTCTAATTTTACTGTCTTCATATTCAGATACAAAGCGTCTATAAAACTCCATATTAGCACCTGTTAATGCGCCCATAACATCATTACATGTTTGATAATTAAGACCTTTTTCGCGTACAAAGTGATGTATCATAATAGCAATAAGGTATTGAAGTTCACCTGCTTTATTTGGTGGTGTATCTTCAATTGCGCTTTCAATCCACATAAAGTTTTTACGGTCTTCTTGAGTAATGTAAGGCATTGTTTTTCCTTTCTAAAGTTCGCTTGAATCTTCTCAATAATAATAAGTAATTGAATCAATACATTTTTCTAAAGAGAAATATTTTTCTGTATAAATACTCTCATAGAAAGGATGTATATAATCATCTTTGTCTGCCCATAAAATAATTATTTTATTTTTGGTATGGGCAAACATTAACTCCATAGAAGTACCAGTGCCTCTACCGCTACTTCTACGGACATCTGCAAGAACAACAGTACTATTTGCTATGTCTTGCATATCCATTTTAAATATTCTTCTACAAGTATTTTGTGATTCTGTTTGCTTTTCACTTAAAAATAATTCCTCATGAAAAGATACTCGTCTTGTAGGATCAAGAGAGTTAATCCCTAAAGCTCCCAAAGAATTCGACGCCCGAATCCTCCATCCAAGCATCATTTCTTTTGTTGTGTCCTCCATCGGACCTGCTAGATAAACGAAGTTTTTCAGCATCTTGTTTCCTTTCTTCTGCTATTATAAAATCTTTTATCTCTTTTAATTTTTCAGCTAAAAATATATGATACAATCTATTTGTAGTATACTTTACTATTTTTGCATCACCATACTGAGCCTCTATTATATTTTGTTCACACCAATAATCAACTGCATTAGTGAGTTGTGTTATTGTTTCCTGCAAACTCTCTCTTAATTGATTTGATGACATCAATTAATTTCTCCTTTGATTCTTTACTTAAAGCTATTTCATTATCTTCACTTACTATAATTTCTCCTTCTTGCATAAACCAATAACATAAGTCAGAAAATTGTAAGAATAAAGTAAGATATAGTTCATGATCTTCTTCAGGAATCAATTGTCTAATTAATTCTCCACCGAAAGAAGACCATAATGAAACTATTGAAATAGTTAATAGCATTTGTCCTTCATAATTATTATCTTCTAATTCAACTTTTATAATTTTGTGAGATTTAAAATCAATTATATCACCCATTAAAAATCTACCTTGTCTATTTCTTCTGGTACATCTTCGTTATCTTCGATTTCAAAATCAACTGCTTGCGTAGGTTGATACTTTAATAATTCAGTTACTTGTATTTTAGAGAGTATAGACCCTACTCCTTTTCTACCGCTAACATCGTAAGGATATTGAAATAACATTATATTTCCGATAGAACCATTACCAATGGTAGTTCCATCAATAGACTGTTTGTTACCATCGAGTACTTCAGGTGGTGTATTAGGATTTCCGTCTTTGTTGATTGCTTTACGTTTAATATTTGATTTATAATAAACTCCATCATCATCCTTTTCTGTCTTAGTAGTTAAATAGAATTTATCTTTCCATTCTTTAGCTTTCTTTTCATCTCTAGTACGTATTTGTACTTCCCATTGTGAAGTTCCGAATGGACTTACAGGTGTTACTACTTTTGCCCAGTGTAATTCTGCGTCTCTAATAATTACTGTTCTTTTATCATCTAGCATACTCATTATCCTCTTTCTTTAAAGTGTTTATTGATTTCTCTTTCGGCATTACTTATAGTTTCTTCACGTTCTAATCGTTTCATTAGAAACTCAAGATACCATTTTACTTTACCTAATTCTTGTAGCTTATCGTCTTTCTTCCCATAACGCATAAGATACTTGTACATCTGCCCCATAAGATGAGCTTCATAACCGTTCATATCTTTAAGCATATAAACCATCATGTCCATATATTCGTACCCTGGTAGTATTTCTTTATAATGCTTAGGGCTTATTGCGTTGTTTTCTTTAGACATTTCTGCCTTCCTTTCTGCATCTAAAAATGCTTTGTAGTGTTCGTATTTCATTCAGATACCCCTTCCCCCCTATAAGGGGGTTTTATAGGTGTACCCTCAAGTATTAAATAATTTTCATCATAAGAAACTTTTTGAACATTAAAGACATATCTTAGTCTTATTCGTTGTTCTGTTATTTGATTAATAATGAAATCTTTATTCGCTTTGTTCCTTACTATCATTATCTTTTGCATTCAATGATCCTTTTAACGCTGATATAAAACCATTTTCAGACATTATTAATCTATCTAACTTAATTTTAAGGGTAGAAGATTCATCTCTAATATCATTTATTTGTTTAATAAAGTATAATTCGTTAGAGTCTAAGCTATCTAACTCATATTCAACGTTATCAATAGTTATTGTTTTTGTTTTTTCCTCGTTTAAAACCATCCTAGTTTACTCCCATTGTGTATAATAATAAAAAAGCAAGCAACCAAGTGAGTGAGTACCCAAAAGGTACGTAACATAGCGGCAATATCGCTTTCATAGTTTTCATTTGATATTTTACTCCCTATAGTTTTAGCCCATATTCTCCATGCTTTACTTTTCATAGTTCTTTCTTTGTATTTCTGTATAAGCTAGTCGAGATATTTCGTGTCGTTGTACACCAATATCTTCTAAGGTACTATCAGGTAGCTCATGTAGTTGACGTATTACTCGCCTAGTAGTTCGCCAATCTACTATATACCTTATAAACCTTGTTAAATAATTTTCTAATGCTAGTTTTTTCATTACATCTCCTTTATCTTTATTATTTCATCGCTTATTTCTTGTTCACCATAAAGATTTACAACATAATCACTATAATTATTCCAAAAGTTATCTTCAGCTTCGTATCTATCCTTCGCTTTTAATTTTACTTTATATGCTCTTACTTCTTTAATTGTTAATTCAAACTCAGTCATTTATAAAACCCTTTTACAGTTAAAATCTGCTTCATATATTCGTGTTTTACCTTTAACTTTCTCATAACACTCTACTATATCAGTAGTCTCTATCCATACTTTAGCACCACAAGATAGTGGTTTGTCTGGACTATAGACTATTTCTGTTATGCCATCTACTATTACTCTATCACAATAAACATTTTCTTTGCCAGCTTTTACTGTGATAACAGGTTTACGCTCTCCATTCTTATTGTTCGAGCGAATAATGTGTTGATTAATATGTATTCTTTTAAGCATCTTTTGCCTTTCCGTACTGTATAGTTTTACCAGTACTTATTCTTTTCTTGTGAATAAATAATTGACTTGGTGGTTGTTCGTAATACTCTTTCTTCTCAAAGTTTATTACCTTATCAGTCATTAAGCGTAATACTTCTTTGTACTCTTCGACTGTCATTGATACGTCCATCTTAATATTTTTCCACTTCTACTACATAATTTTCTATTACTTTTTCACCATAAGGATGACCACTATTATTGTAGTAATCCTCAATAGCCTCTTCTTCACTTTCTGCTTCTACGTCTACATAATAACCTATTTGTTCACTTATGAGTAGCCTATAAGTATTCATCAATCAAATCCTTTCCGATTTGTTTTTCTAGTTGTTTATCTATGTCTGATATCTCTGATATAAGAGAATCAGCTTTAGTGTGTGTAGACCCTATTAGGTTTTCAAATACAACATCGTCTTCTATTGAGTCTAACTGAGAGAATAAGTCAAAAGAGTGCATTAGCGCACTCTCTATTCTTAAAAAGTCTCTAATCTGCATACTAGGAACTTCCTGTTTAAACCAGATATCCCACGACATATAATCAAAGGATTTACTATTTTTAAACTTAGCTCGTAGTTCGTCTATGCGGCTTGACATAACCTTATTATCCTTTCTTTATGCTTAGCGTAATTTTTGGAATATTTATCATACACAATTGTATCATTTGTTAGTCTATCTGAGAATAAGACTACAACGTCTCTTGTTTTGTTGTATAACCATATTGCACTATCAGTATGATAAACATATACGTTTCGACTATCCGTTCCATAGTTCATAAAGAACTTAAAGTGATTATTGTATATAAAACGTTTACTCATTCTATCTCACCTTCCTCATATCTTAGTTGTTCTCTTATATATTCTTCTTCCCAATCTCTAGTTTGTTCTACTGATCCTTCTATAATATCGTTCTTTATAAGAGCCTTATATACGTCTTTAGGTGCATCTTTAATTAGCTCTTCAGCGTAATCGTAGTTATCCTCACGATACGCCTTAAGGATATTACTTTCGTAGTACCCGTAGATAGCTGGTGTTCTCTTCATAGTATTGTCCTTTCTGTTTTCTTATAGGTATATATCAACCCCCCTATAAGGGTGTTTTTAGGAAGTTTCGTCAGTACTATACGATCTCTATGTGTTTTTCAAGATAATACGGATCAGCGTCTACAATCTCTCTATAGAAATCAATGTATATTGTGACTTCTAAATATTTATCAGTTTTAATTAAAGACACTCCTTCTTCACCACGTTCATTAACTACAAGGTTGAAATCAACAGATATTTCATCTATTTTCATTCTAACATCACCACTAATAATATCAGTCTTCTCGTAATAGTGTCTTATTACGAAATGTTCATCACTCTCATCCCAGATATCCCAGTTGAGGCTATTTAAGTTATCGTCTATGAATTCTATGTTATAGTATATAGACTTCTCTTCTATTTGTAGGTATTTGATTTCCATTATGTAGTCCTTTCTATTCTATATTTTTTAAGTTCATATTTTAATACACTCAAAAGTACATTCTCAGTAACATTCCCACGTAAACTACTCACCTTTACCTAATAATACCAAAGTGGTCCTATTAATAGTACCAAAGTGTTACTATTAAATACTTTTAATAACTTACTACGGTAAGAGGTCTCAGTGTTTACTGTAAGTATTACTATAAATAGTACCAAAGTGGTCCTATTAATAGTCTCAAAGTAGTTTTATTTAATTACAACTTTTTGTATATTAAAAAGAATCTAAATACTAGTATTAAAAATACTATTAAGCCTATAATAATAGCCATTATTTGTATATCTTACTATTTAATATACGATCGACTATTCTTCTAAGAGCTTCATTAATAATATCATTTTCTACTATATCAAAGTCCTCTAGTGTTCTACCATCTGATAACCAATCGTTGTATTGTCTTTCAGTAAAGTTCATAGAAAATTCTTCAGATGCATTATTAAGTGCATCATCAAGTATTTCTACAAGATCATTTATTTCTTTATCGATATTCATGCTCCAGTTCTCCTTCTGCTTTCGATAAGTTCTAGTTGTTGATATTCTTCTTCATCCCATGTCTCAGGAATTCTGAGTGTGCGATCTTGAAGTTCAGCCGAGATAGCTTCATGTAGCTCGGTTAAAGATGTTGTACTCATATTGAGTATATCTGTTATGTCCATGATATTTCCTTTCTTTTTTCATGGTAGGACTTAAGTGTCCTCTAGGAGAGACTCTTTCGAATCTCCCCATGAGGCTACTTAGAAGTCAGCTTTGGCTTCTTCTGCAGCTTGACCTGTACCTATGATATCAAAATCAATAGAACTTTCTTCTTTATATTCTATGAACTCCGTAACCTGTACCGCAACCAATATTGTCTTAGTACCAGATTTACCAGCTACATTCCAATCATATTGATATACAATAATATTACCTTTAGAACCATTACCTATCTTTCCTTCTAATGGTCTTTTAACTTCGTCTACAACACGTACAGGAGTTTCTTGTCCCTTAGCATTAGTAGGCTTTCTGGTTATGTTAATAGAAAACGAACCATCGTCTTGTGGCTTTACTTTACCATAAGCTGACATTTCCTTAACTCGTTTCTTCGGGAATCTAACCTGAAGATCGTAGATAGTAGTGCCAAATGGTGTTTCTACTGGTTTATCCAACTTTGCCCAGAAGAAAGTTAAGTCACGTAGGATGGTTGTTTGATTTTCGTTTGCCATGTTATTTTCCTTTCATAGCGTTATAGGACAGGATTGTCCTTTAAGAGAGACCCGTTAGGATCTCCCTAGAAGGCTAATCCGCTAGCAATGCTAACAGTATTGCAGTTATCATAAAACTGTAAGATACTATGTGTACTATTAAATCTACCGACATTTGTATTTATGCTCCTTTAACCAACATAAAGCACATAACCACCAACTGGAATAGTTAGTAACTACAGCTTTATCTTTACAACGATCACACTTAATCGAATCCATAACCATTCTCCTCCTAATGTCTTAAATCAGTACGACCTCGACCTATTATAGATATCCTATCTAATCCACTTTTGTCATATTGAATAGCGTCTAACTTTTCCGCTAATTCTCTTTGTATAGATTTTTCTCGGTACTCTTCTATACGTTCATTGACAAGGTCTATTTTATCTAACCTAAGT